CACCTTTACAAAACAAATACGATCACCTAACGATAATATATGTGAATTTAAAAATAATAACAATGAAAACTACAAAATACTACTTTAACCCTGAAACCATCAATCACTTTCAATTCATAAGTTCGTATCTTTCGGGTGAAGAACTTTACGAAAAAATCCAAGAATTTGTCGAAATAGACTGTACTTTGGAAGATGGCGAAACAGAGGAAGAATTAGCGAATGAATTGTTAAAACAAGTAACAAACTAAATATGAGAGAATATCACGGATTTAATAGCGAACAAGAGTATGAAGAGTATGCACAGTTAATGTGGTTAATACATAACAATCAAGAATAATATGAAACTAACAAATAAAGAAATGAACGTGTTATTGGTCGCTCTAGACCATATGGAAGAACACATAACGGATTTAATGGAAGAACGTACTTTAAGAGGTGATATGTGGCAAGAACGGTTAGATGCATGTGAATCTATAAGAACCAAAATAAAAAAGTAAACTATGATGACAATGAAAGAAGTGTGTGAATACGTCGCACAAAAGAGAAAAGCGGATGCTATACAACATCGCAAAACAGTAACCCAGGGTGAATATTGTTCAGGGTTGACAGCGAAAGAATACCGAAAAGTGAGAACTAAAGGTAAAGGATCGGGTAGTAAAGGTAGATCATTCTCTCACACTAAATTGTGGAATCACTACAACAAACCAGTGACTACAAACTAAACACGACCACCTATTGATAATATATACGAAATTAAAACTATAATAATGAAAAAACTAATAGCTAAAGTGAACACCGAACAAGGTTATCACCCTAACCCTAAAACACTATATGTGTACGAAACCGAATCGGGTATGGTAAGTTACTCATATACTAATAAGCGAGGTATAAGTTTCGCCGTAAGCAACATGCAAACCGGATGGCGTGGACCAGATCTACCTGATTGTATATACGATTACAAAACACCATATCACTTACTAAGAAATGTAATCAAAGCGGTAAACGGTGGTGTAGTTAAAGCGGTAGATCATAAATTATACAGTAAAAAATTCAATTTCGTAAACTAAATAATAAACAATGAGAAAATATACACACAAAGTACTATTTGTACTAAAAAAAGTCAACAAAGTATTAACCGATCTTGGCACCGCAGCTGCTTGGGCAATAAGAAATTAACTATGAAAAATACAATTAAATTTATACAATCAAAACAAATAGTATTAAACGGTAAAGTATACAAACCATATTTAGTCGGTGAACTACCATCAATGTTTGGGTTTATATACAACGAAGACCAAGACCAAGACGGTATATCCGAGTGGTTCAACTATAAAGGATTAACTTACTTAAAGAAACAATAATATGAACGAATATATCGATCCGCTAGCGGAAGACATTATTGCTAAAGCTGAAGAAGTCAAAGCCTTTGAAGAAAAGTACGGTCCAACTGATCTAACACGCTCTTGGAAAAAGTGGTGTAGTAGTTATGAATACCGTAAAAATGAGTGGTTATTCCGTCAGGGTATTGTGAATTTTACTAAAAACTAAATAATATGAAGTTAACAGCGGACATACTACAAGAACTATCAATGTACATCAACCTCAACTATGAAGATGATTGGTACTTACAAGAAAAAGTAAATGAATTAAAAACTAGAATATATGAGCAATAAAAGAAACTTATACGAAATAGCAGAGAGCGTCGCTAACATAACTCTCGAACTAATGGAAGACAGTATTGACTGGCAACTAGGCGATTATCCCGCCGACGGTGACGACTACAATGCTATACACCAACAAGTAATGCAACGTGCGATCGAAATAATGTACAAACAAAACACGATCACCCAATGATAATATAAATGTAATACGGAAGCAAACATCGGTGGACCGGCCGGTATATCTAATAACGAGCTTAACTAGGACTCCTACACTGTAGACCCTTACTCGAGACGAAAATGAGTTAGACGCCGATCACGCTTCTTTATAAAAGTTAACTGAACTGGTGAGGGATCGTTATGAACTCAGGAATGTTAACAAACCCAGCGAATAAATAACAAACCTGCGTACTGGTTGAGTGTAACTAAATAAAGGTACCGGAGAGCGGTTAGGAAATGTCTGGTAAATAGTAGAGTTTTACGGTATATAGCTCTCTCTAAATAAGAAAACCGACAACTAGGTATGGTTATGTAGTTCTAAAAAGAGTTGCTCTACATGTTACTACCGACGGGTATGAGGTTCGATTCCTCACTAGTTACAAAGGACGTGAAATGGTTAAACAAATTAGGGGAGGCGACGTAACTTCGTTCAGAAGTGAGCCCACAGTGAACAATTTGTAACGCAGGTTCGATTCCTGCCATGTCCACTATTGCGCGGTAGAGCAGCTGGTTAGCTCGCGAGTCTCATAAACTCGAGGTCGGAGGTTCGAATCCTCCCTGCGCACCTAATTTAAAATTAAATATTATGAGTAAAACAAAATTTAACGGATTTGAAAAGTATTTCATCCAAACAGCGTTAAAACACGCTATTCAAGAAGCAGAAACAGATGTATTAGCTACTGAATCTGAAGGTAAAAGATCATTGTATGCACCCGGTTATTTTACTATGGTAGGTAATGAGATCATTGATAAAGTAAATAGTATGACACTTAAAAAATTCCAAGATTAATTACAAACTAAACACGACTACCAATCGATAATATATATGAATTTAAAATACAAATAACATGAAAAATTTACTACAATCAATCAAACCTAAGTACATCAAACTTATTAATCAAAGTGATTACAAGTTTACGTCAACAAGAATTATCGCTAAACTAGAAAGCTCAAGATTTTACGGCGAGCTAACTATAAGCGAGATCAGAGATATATACGACATGTGTGGTATCAACGCGCTTAGAGTATCAGCGTGGGATTACAGATTTGGCGATAACATTTTAATAGATAGCGATGACTAAACAAGAACTACAACAACGAGCTAGCGATAAAGCTTTCGCTAAAATGTCTATGCTCTTGATTACGATCGAACAAAACAAAGAAGATATACGTACAGGTAACTACGGTGGTGTTACATCCACTGAGATGAATATAGTATTAAACAGTAATAAAATAGAATTAAAAGTATGGCAATATATCGCTAAATTAATAGAAACAGATGAAGAATAAATATATAACCGATGAGTTAATAGCTCAAAGAATGGAATCAAAAGGTTGGATTGAAGGTTGTGATGATGAGCATGCTAGAAACCAAGTACTTGCACACTATGATTGTGAAGTAACAGATCAATGGCAAAACCCTGACTTTAGTATATATGAAGAGTCAACCGCTGATGGCTACTCTGTATGGATAGCTTCTGCTAATACAAATAACATAAATATAAACGAAGATGTGTACTATTATGATAGCGAACTTCCAGATGTGTTATACGAAGCGATACCTGATTACAACCGTATATACTGTGACTGTGAAGATATTATTGAAGATGCTATCACTAGGCACTACGAAGATCTATTATGTAGAATGGAAGACGAAATTACGGATGAGCTACTTGATGAAGGTTATAACCATAAAATAGTTAACCCTATAAATGCATTACAGTACATAGAGATGATCTCTCAAGACGACCAGTTTAATAAGGATCTACCTAAACTATATATAGGGCACATAAATATAGACCCAAGTGACGATTATAAGTATTTAGCATATGCCGCTAGAATTATTAAAGATAGAAATAGATATGAAATTGTAGCTAATCACTACGGCTTGACTATCTTTAGAGCAGTTCAAAACGAAATAATATTTAATGAACTAAAAGATGAAGTATAAAAACTACGATATAGATACGCAAGATAATGGGTGGGGTTACTTTGAAGCAACTAACCTTGACGACTGTGATGCACCTATCTTGTTCGCTAATACAATAGAAAAATTAAAAATAGAAATAGATGAAGACTAAAAAACAAACAATACCTAAATGGTTTAAAGGAACTATATACAGCGAAGGTGAAACAGTAACTAACCCATTCAGTGGCGAATGCTATACACTTAACGGCCTTGAGCTCTCAATGTACGACTATATTATGGGTAGCCAACATATATTTGAGGTGGCACCTAAAACTGTTACACCTAAACAAGTTAATGAGTTTCAAAAAGCGTTGAATTGGTTTCGTAAGAATAATGTTGAAGCATATATGGTTCTACTAGATTAATACAAACTAAATACGATCGCTAATAGATAATATAATAAAAAATTATGGATATAAAACACACTAAAGAAATGAAGGGTACATTACTTGTAGAGTTATTAGATGGTAATGTTTACGAAGTATCAAGACACAACTCTGGTTACTCGGTTAGACCTGATGAAGGTCATCGTAGCTTGAGTAAATTAGAAGAAAACTATTTGGTAAAAATGTTTAAGCAAAGCTCTTGTTTTAGAGTGTAAAATAAAAATTATGAACTTATTAACACAAATAACATTCTTTTATTTTAGGATTAAGAATCATTCGACGCATTTTACTTGAAGTAATATTATTACTGATAGCAGCTTCTTTAATAGAGTTGTATTCAATGCTATACACAGAACATTTCTTTTGTTTAGCTTTTAGTAGCGCAAGTTTGGTGTTCATATTCATCTTAGAACCTTTCTTCGATTGACTAATACGATCTTTAACTTCTTGAGTCATTACCTTTTTAGCTGTTAGCTTTTTAGTTGCGGATAGCTTTGCTTTGGATTGCTCGGACCATTTAGTTCCGCTAGCACCTCCTTTTCCTCCTGCTGACAAGTTATAAAATTTACTGACATCAAGTTCTATGAGTTCTTTTTCTTTATTGAACATAAACTCTTTAGAATCAAAGTTATATAATATAGTAAAGATAAAACTATCTTCACCATATTTGTTCCAAGCACTTTGCAAATAACTGTTGTTGTGTTTGTTAAGTTTTAAGCAATGCTTATGATGTCTCCAACGAGCACTAACATCGCTTGAACATCCAATATACCTCTTATTGCTTGAGGTATTTAATATTTCGTATACTGTAAATTTGTTATCCATATTTATATAATTACGTAAGAATGAACTTATTTACATAAATCTATTAACTAAATCATGAGTATTTCACTTTTAACCCAAAATTCTAAACTTAAAAAAACATCAAAAGAACTCGGGCTCCGGGTCTTTAACTTCGGTATTCCTGCCTACAAATCTGCTAGCGGGAAACTGACGTGCCCCATGGCTGACAGTTGTGTTAAATTCTGTTATGCCAAGAAAGGAGCTTACATATGGAGTAACGTAAAACCTGCGTTTGAAAAGCGTTATCAACTCAGCAAGACTGACAAATTTGTTGATGCTATGAACGCTGAAATACGTAAGAAGAAACCTGATTACGTCAGAGTCCATGATAGCGGCGATTATTATTCTCGCGCATATCTAAAAAAGTGGATCGACATTGCTAATAGCAATCCTAACGTACGGTTTTACAGTTACACCAATATGATTGATATGATGTTAAAAACCTCATTACCAAGTAATTATGATATAATATTCAGTGACTCTGGAAAACAAAAACATTTAATAGATGAGACAAAACATAGACACACTAAAATTTTCTCAAGCCATGCTGATCTTGATAGGGCTTCGTATACTGATGCCAGCTCTATTGATTTAATGGCAACTAAGTGGTTCAATAAAACAAATAAAGTAGGATTAGTATTTCATTAATGATAGCAATAATAATATGGATAATAGCGTATCTTTTATGCTTAACAATACTATTATATATAGAAGATATTACAGACTGAACACGATCAAACAAAGATAATATAATAAACAAAAACAAAAAACTTATGAACAATTTTGAAAAATTTAGAGATGACAATTCGTCAACAATTTCAATGGCTAGATACTACTCTGAAGATCAAGCACTTACATTAATATACAAACACGGCGGTGTATATGAGTACGAAGACGTACCATTATTTTATTGGCGTGGATTAATGGATGCTGAATCTAAAGGTAAATTCATTAACAATAACATTAAAAGATTATT